TACTCGCCAAATTCGGAATTCCTCCTCGTGTCGCAAATATATCTGACAAGTCAACGGCATTAAGCGGCAAAGACACTAAAGAGCAGCACTCGGCGTTTTGGCAATACACGCTTATTCCTCTGTTACGTCAATTTGAGCAAATACTTGAAAGCCAATTTTTTATGCGCTTCGGATTAAAAGAGACTGGAAGGTTTGATCTTTGGGATATACCGGAATTACAGAACAATGAGGACGCACAAAGTAACAGGGATATTGCGGAAATAAACGCCGGTATTAAAACCATCAATGATGTATTAAAGGAACGTGGCAAGGATACTAAACCGTGGGGAGATGTGTGGTATCGACCCAAAAACATGGTTGCAACTAACGGTTGCGATGGGAATGGGGAAAAATGAAAAGCGGGACTTTGCTGATTAGCCGTTCGGTAAAAAACCATTCCCATTTCAAAAAACGGCTTGAGGCTTTTGGTTTCGGCAATGTAGCGGTTACGGCATTGGACAAGGACGCACTTTATTCGCTTGTCCGTGAATTAAAACCGGATTTTATTTTGATGGGCGCAAGATATTACCACTGCTGTACGCCATTTATGATGGGAGCGTTACGCAAAACATTCCCCAAAATAAAAATGGCGGCTGTTTGTTTGGACGAATATCCCGCCGATATTGCCATGTATTTTATCCTGAACGGTATCAATTCCTATGTTACTTATTTTGACGGCGTAGACCAATTTCATAAAGGCTTGGAAGAAATTGCCAAAGGCAAGGAATATGTATCCCCTGAAGTTGTGGAGCGAATAAATATGAGGCGCGAAAAACCTGATCCGGCGGGAATAATAACTGAACGCCATAAACAAGTGATAAGGCTTATTTGTTGCGGTTTCAAAGAGAGGGAAATTGCCGATCTGCTGGCGGTTTCAAGGAATACGGTAGTAAACCATAAAACGGATATTTTTACCGCACTAAATGTCCGCAGCCCTGTTGAGCTTGCCCGTACTGTTCTGACTTTAGAAATACTGCGGCTTGAGGAACTTTATTTTTATCCAAATGATTTAACGGTTAATCCTTTACCGGAAAAAAGTATTAAGGGGAGAGGGAAATAATGATTATCAGAACTAAAAGCGGAGAATTCAGGATTGATAATTCATCGGTACTGCTGGATTTTCTCGGCGTGAAAAAGGAAACGGCGGGACTTCACTCGAACCTCGGTACGAGGTTCGCAGTGGCGGGTGATGTGGAGTTGATAGCTTCCGTTCCTTTTCACCTAACGGCTGACATTGAGGCTGGGCAAGGTTTTTTGTGGACGCTTTCAACTTTTGACCTTGACCGATTTGGGGAGCGCATAGACCCGCAAGGTTGGGATTTCAAGCGGTACATGAATAATCCGATTGTGGAGTGGGCGCACCGATACGACATTCCGGCGATAGGTAAAATTGAAAGTTTGTCTGTTGATGATGAAGGCTTGCATGGGATTGTGTTTTTCAACGACAAGTCTTTTGATACTTTCGGCTGGTCTATCGGACAGAGGGTAAAGGCTGGGGTTATTCGGGCTGGGTCGGTTGGGTTCCGGCCTGTGGAGATAGAAATACCGTCTAAAGAAGACAGCAAAGATGGAACGAGCTTAATTTTCCGTAAACAGGAATTGCTTGAATTCAGCATTTGTAACGTTCCGGCAAATCCTTTCGCATTGGCAAAATCAGCGAGCAACGAAAAAAGCGATCCTGCAATCCCATTTTGGAATTGCTTAATCAATAATTTACAGGAGTAAACCTATGGACGAACTGTTAAAGGCTATCAAACAGAAAATAGCCGAGATGAAGAAAATCGAGTTGACTGGCTTCACGAATACTGAAACGGCAACGGCGTATTTTCAGGAAAAAGAGTTAATTCTTGAGGGGATAGTTAAAACTCTTGAGACTGTCACGGTTCAGGAAACGAGCGAAGTCGAAGCCCTTAAAAGTACGATCAAGGCCCTGCGGGAAGAAATCAAGGGGCAAGCGAAAAGCCCAAGGGAGCTTTCAAGGCGTGAGCTTCTTTACAGTCTCGGAAAGGGGATTGCGGCGGCATGGTCTGGCAATCACAAGGTTTTGGCGGATTTGTCATTTTCGCCTAACTTGAAAAGCGATAACTGGACTAACCCTAAAGACGTTTCGTGGAGCGAAAAGGGCTGGACGGTTTCAAAGGCTGCTCTCGGCGAGCCGATGGGGAATATGTCGCCGAGTAACGAACAGTATTTGATAAACCCTATCTACGAAACGGAGATAATGACAGATGCCGCCAAGAAATCCGTGATGATGTCTCTTGTCCGCCATCGCCCGATGATGGGGCCGTCTATCTTCCTTCCTACAAGAGACCGGGGCGGGGTACAACTTAACTGGCTTACAGCTTACGGCCAAAAAATCGAGGGGAGCAAGCCGAAAGGTGCGGAGCGCGTAGAACTTAAAGCTTACACATTGGCGGGTTACATTCCGTGGTTCGATGAATTTGAAGAGGACGTTTTTGTCGATTTGGGGGCTATGTTCGTGGATGAATTTCTTGAAACCTACGGGCAGGAATTTGACCGCCAGTGTTTGTTAGCCGATAACGATCCGTTTACCGGAGCTATGAAGTGTGCCGATGTTACAGAGGTAACTATCAAGGGCGATAGCATCGAAGATTTAACCTGGAAGGATTTCCGTGATGCCGTTTACAAGGTTCCGGCAGAGGAACGGAAAGATTGCGCATGGTTCATCAATGAAACAATCCTAAATCATGTCGCCAACATCGAGGACACCACGGGCCGCCCGATTTGGCGGCGGCCTACAGAGGCAATGCCGGGGCGACTGGATTTGTACCCTTACCATGAAGTTTCCATCCTTCCGCAGATTGCGGACATCGAGGAAGACCAGGCGTTTGCAATTTTTATGAATCCGAAGCGGATACAACACGGAAACAGGCGGGGTATCGAGCTTAAAAAGTTTGACGCTACCACGGAAAGCCTGGAATATGGGGAACTGTTTTTGCGTTTCCGTAAGCGTGATGGGTTTCTCGTTACAAGACCGAAAGGGAACATGGTCATTCTGAAAACTAAAGCTTCTTAATTTGGCTCCATCGCCCTCCCAGTGGGGCATCGTTTTCATGTTTGCCGTCCGGTTTGTCGCGCCGGACGGCTTTTTAACTGAAATAGTTTTTATCTGGAAAACAGTTTGACTTTAGGTAGTTTATTTGACGGCATAGGCGGGTTTCCCCTTGCCGCTGTAAGGCAAGGGATATTGCCAGTGTGGGCAAGCGAAATCGAGGCCGCCCCTATCAGCATTACTAAACGGCATTTTCCAGCTATGCGGCATTTGGGAGACATTAAGAAAATAGACGGCGGGGAAATTGAGCCGGTAGACATTATAACTTTCGGTTCGCCTTGTCAGGATTTAAGCATATCAGGCCGCCGTGCAGGGCTGGATGGGGAGCGTTCAGGGCTGTTTTTACAGGCGGTGCGTGTCATAAAGGAAATGAGGATTGCAACAAACAACACCTGTCCAGCAAGAATTATTTGGGAAAATGTGCCTGGAGCCTTTAGTTCATTTAAGGGAAAGGACTTCCAAACGGTCATTCAGGAAATTACGGGGATTGCCGAGCAGGGAGTTTCAATTCCTAGACCTTCGAAAAAAATCGGGTGGCTGGCTGCTGGGGCGGTCATGGGAGATAGCTGGTCGCTGGCCTGGCGGGTCATGGATGCCCAATACTGGGGCTTGCCCCAGCGCCGCCGTCGCATCTACCTTGTCGCAGATTTTACAGGCAGAGGTGCCGGGGAAATACTTTTTAAGCAAGATTGCAAAGCAGGGGATTTTGAGAAGGGCAAAAATGAGGGGAAAGGAATTGCCGGAAATGCTGAAAACGGCGTTAGAGTTGCCGGCTTCAACGGCTGGAGAAGTATAACTGGTTCATTGGAATATGAAGAAGATAGTGCGCCTTGCATACAAGCTACTATGCCGCCTAATGTTGTAACACCAAACAATGTTGATAAAGACATTGAACAATACACTGTAGATATTGGCTATTCTACTGACCGAATTCAAATGAACGCTCATTCATCGGTAACACTGAGGGCAAACGGCGGGGGCAATGGTGCAAATACGGGGCTGTATTTTTTACCTGTAACTAATTATCAAGATGTGATAGGCTCTTTGTGTGCAAGTGATAGTAAAGGCATTAGCAATCAGTATATCGATGAAGATAAATGTATCTGTACCAATAAATATGAAGTACGGAGGCTAACTCCCCTGGAGTGTGAACGGCTGCAGGGCTTTCCCGATGGGTGGACAGAATACGGACATGACGGAAAGCTAATTTCTGATTGCCAGCGATACAAGTCATTGGGAAATAGTGTTGCTATACCGTGTGTTGAATTTGTGCTTAAAAATCAGCTTCCATGCTGATTTTTAAGCTTGGAGTTTTACGCCATCTTTACTAGGTACAAATATACTAAATACTCAAAGGGGCGTAAAACTCCATCTAAAGCATTTATAAAGCGGCATCCATGCCGCCAAAAAAAAGCCATCCAGCGGGAACGCTAGACAGCTTTTTCTTTATTCACAAATAAAAACTGATAGTGTCTTCGGTCAATCTGCCGTCACTGTTTTGCGGCGGTGATAGGCTGTCAATGCGCTCAATTTCTTCCCTGAATATTCTGGCATCGTCTCCCTGTAAATAAAAATGGGATTTATAGTCATTGCTGAATAGCAGGTAATTCCCTGTTCCTACTTCATAGGAATAGCTGAATTTCTGTCCTTGATAAACGGATAAAAACATATATGGCTCCTCAATGTTGAATAGCCCCAGCCACAAGGCCGGGGCATAAAACTTACGTTAGCGATTGCGGTTTTTTGAAATAGTCTGGATATGACTTATAAAGAGCAGCTTCTATGCTCTGTTCTTCAAAGTGATAATCAATGTTTATCAGTCTGGATTGGCCAAATTCCCGTGCGCTGAAATATCCCCATTCCGAATTTGGCAAATCACCGCAGAGGATACTATAGCCGAACATTTGATCGTCTTTCGGGTCATACTCGCAGATATAAATATCACTGGAACCGTAGAAATAATGGAATATGGCGGGGTGTTCATCCAGGCTATCTGTCTCGCCGATTTTTGGACATTTTTTTAACTGGCTTTCCAGCCTTTTTAGTGCTTCGATGTGTTCTTTCAGTGCGTCCATTGTAACCATTAGTTGAAACTTTGGAATAATGGCTTTCAGTTCAGCGGATATTGAATAGTTTGTTTTCATCTCCTTAGCTCCTAAAAAAGATAAATTGCCCCAGCGCAAAGCCGGGGCTGTTGGCTATGCCGCTAACTCTGCCCTGTAGCCGGGGTTTTCTTCCAAGTACCTGTACCAGGCTCTTGAAACTTCCTCTAAGGCATACCAGGCGAAAACATTATAGAGGCTTGTTAATTCGGGGTAGGTGTGGCTTTTATCCCATAATGCCTTTCCGATTTCCGTGGGCGTGGGCTTTTCCGAATTGCGGAAAACTCCAAAATCCTGGACCATGGAAAAAATGTCTGTTCCCAATTCTTCCGCTGTCATATCGATGTGGCTTACAATGGCGGCGCGGTTTTTTTGTAAAATGCTATGGTATCGCTATAGTAAATAAAGTTGCCAATACCGATGTTAGCCCCATTCTCCGCACAGTTTACCAAGTCTGCGGAAAGCTCTTTTAAGATTTCCCCCGAACCTGTCAACGGATAGCCTAACTCTTTGATTACGTTATTGACTGTCTCCTCCGGAAATGAAGAATATTCGGTAACATAAGAGCGTAATTTTTGATTGTTGTAATTTTCATTCTTAAACCTCCTGAAATAAAAAGAGCTGGCCGCCGTCAAGGCTGGGATTTTTGACGGGGCCTTTTGCATACTTTTTGTGAAGGCCGAGCGCCCATGTTTCGGCCTTTTCCCTGGTTTTGAAAAATATTTTTAGAGTAAAGAAGTTGCCGAATGATGAAAGGGACGGCTTTGGTAATTTATGAGCATCCACTCTAAAAATATGGCTGTGGACTATTACCCTGTCGCATTGCGCAGGGTAGACATGGGCAAAGACCTGATAGTAAAGAGACATAACCCCTCCTAAGTCTGGGAACCGAATATTACAGACCCATAGAGGCCAGGATTGATGCCCGCTGTTGCGGCGTAGGCGGGTTGTAAAAACTGCAATCGATGCAGCGCGTGTTGTCCTTGCAAGACAGACAGATTTTTTTAGGCTCCACATAAGATGATACGAGCTTGACCATTAAATCGACTGTTGATGTCATAGGCTTACCTACTGACCATGCGAGACGGCGGACAGAGACGGCCGCCAGGGCTGAGAATTGCGGAGTATAATACCGCTTGTTGTTAGATGCTTGCATTTGCAAACCTCCGGTATTCCCGATATGTAATC